AAACGGCTGCGGTTCTTGAGGGAAAGCTGATTCCGATTGTGGGCAAGAAGCGGGATTCGATACTCTTTGGGTAAACCTTCCATATACATGGCAAGGGTGCTTCGGAACATATCTCGGTTTTCTTCGGTGTCTGTGGTGAGCGTTCCTTGCAACCCTGGATGGGTGAAGTGCCAGTAGAGATCAAGTGCGAGTGATATTGTAGTGATGCCAAGTTGCCTTCCTTTCAGGATGACAAAGAAATGCACATCCTCTGCCAAGCCCTTTTTAATTTCGTTCATAACATAGGTCTGCGTACCTAGCAGATTGCCCATGCGCTTTAGCCCTTGCTCTTTGGTTTCAATCTGTAGCTGAGAGCAAAAGTTGTAAAACTGACTAAGATTAAAATCCATTAGGTTTTAATCCACGGTAATTTGTTGTCAAACTTTTTGAGCATCCAGGCGTTGCCTTGTTCAAAAAACTCCTTTTGCACCCCGCACCCACCACCTAAGCGGAAGTTAAAGGTATGCCGATTGGTACTGGTAAAGTTTGGAAAGAGTTGTTTGGCTGCGTTGTAAAAGTGCCGATCTACGGCTAAGTCTTTGTTGTTTAGCAAAATGGCAATCTGGCGTAGCTTGTCGGTTTTCATACCCCACATACACCAATCCACAAAATGATGCCCTTCAATATTCCAGGCGTGGTGGTTTTCGCCAATGGCTTCGCAGTTATCGTCAAACAAATACTTGCCGTCTTTGTCATACACCTTGCGTAAGCTATGCGCCCAGTCATAACCCGCATCAATTTTTTCCATGATGGACTTCACATGATGCTCGTCATACCAGTCATCGTCATTGCAAAAGAAAGTCACATCCTCGGTAATGAGTTGTGGCGCAGCAGCTAACCAGCGCTGACCCAACCAGCCATTGCCACCAATGGTATTACCCCAATAAGACCAACGGGCTTCGTACTTAGCGTAATCCCTAGTCATATCGTAGAACTGGGCTATTGCATGGTCATCCTCACCATCGCACAAAACATAATGGGTGCATGGGTAGGATTGGCGTGCCACACCCTGTAAACAGCGCTCTAACTCTTTGCGACCTGTGGTAACGGTAACGACTGCTGCGGTCTTTTTCATTGGTGTTTGTTTAGTTTCTTTAGTTCAAAGTTGGGAATATCCCAATACGCTACCTTTAACCTGGCTTCGTGGTTACGGGCTAGATTAATCAAAGCGGTATAAGTCATGGCGCTATAGCTTTCTTTCCATTGGTTTGCTAACTTTATCTTCTGTTTCTTAGTTCGGCAAGCAATGGCTTTTAACATTTCGGCTTTGTAGAGTAGGCGTTCTTGGGTTAATTTATCAATGTCGCTTTGGGTCATCCTCACCTACCACTTGGCGCAAACGCTCTAATTCCGCTTGGGCTTGCATGAGGAGCTTAGAACTCTCGGCATGAACTCGCATCAATTCATGAAATATTTGATCTTTGTCCATTGCCCAGATGCGTTGCATATACATCTTTTTAGCATCATCACTTGCTTTTTCAATTAGCTCATTGACGCTCTTTGAGCCATTGGCTTCTTTTACGCTGTTCTCCATACCCGTACCCCATCCCCTTCTCGCCTAGCGATAAACTTTTTACCCGATACTTTGCCAGCTCGGTAGTTGGCATTGCACACAATTTGTATCTTTGCTTGTGGAATCACAAAACTTTCTCCAATGTCCATGATCTTATATGGGTACACATTGCGCTTTTTCTCAGGGGGAATTGGAATATTCTTTTCAATCTCTATATTCATCTTTACATCTCCTTTCATAACCATATAATACACAACATGATACAAACCTACAATGAATATCATCTAGGTGACCAACTAATCCACCTCAATTATCTAAGGCGACTGTCCTACCTCTACCCAGACTACATCTTTCGCCATTATTGCCAGGACATCTATATCCCGCAGTTGCTTGCAGTAGTGGAAGATTTAACCACTATCGAGATTCTCCCCCTAGGAGAGAAGGTCGATTCTGCAACTAACGCCTGGCTTGGCGTGGATGGTTGGTTTTACCGACACCCCAAACAGCGCCATTGGGTTGATTTGCACCTAGACTGGTTTGACACCCTCTCCAAACGCCTAGGGGTAAAGAACCCGATACGGACTAAGTACGACCTACTCTTTGAGTACCCCGCCTTGAGAAAGAAGGTCTATCAGCCCTTTGATGTCCTCATCATCAATTGCCCACCAGGAAGCAACCAGTTGCCCACCTTTTCCCCAGGCAAGTTTGAGAGCCTAACCAAGCTGCTTTGCAAGGACATGGATGTGATGACGGTCTACCCCACCAAACTATGCCCAAGTACGCTAGAAATGCACATGAGCGTGTCTGAGATCGGTAACCTAGCGCAATACTGCCAGTACATCGTGTCGGTGGATACAGGACCGTTGTGGACCACTTACAACCAATGGAACATGGACAAGATAAGGGGTAGAACCATCTACACGACCACCTTCGATTCCATAGACCTTACGCCTAATACCGACATACTTCAGAAAATCTGATTTTTCTTTGGGGTGGGGTGGGAATGGGGTGCGCAGCTTTGATGTTTCATGCCCAATCTAAACACCAAAAACAAAACAGAATTTTGCAAATTGCTTGCAAAGCCCAAAGCCCAAAAAGCCAGGATTAAATTACGCTAGCGCTTTTTATGCCCTTACCCAAGATCAAATTACCCGATCACTAAGCCATAATCCCTAGCGCCTGGCTACCAGGGAAAAGCCTAACTCTGAAACAGCCTGATTGTTGGCATATCTCCCGCCATTCCACTTATCGCTTACCCCTTATATACGATTACTTAGTACATTACTAAGCTACTATATACACTATATATATATAGACTATAGACGATAAACAATAGACTATAGTTATTATATATCTATATACGATAGTTGATAGAAAAATATCATATATAGAAGTCTATTGACAGAATCTAATCTCATATATACTTATAACTGTAGTAACCGTATAACCTAACTAAGTGAGAGAAAAATGACAACAGAAAAACAGTATTACGACAGAGTGCAGTTAATAGAAAACGCATGGCAGTCTATTAGAACAGTAGATCATGCATGGTCTTATTTGACTGATGAAGGCGTGGATTCTGAGAACTCTAACCATTGTGAATTTGGCACCCCTGAATTTTGGGATTCTATGCTCATGAGTTTAGATTGCTCAGTAGCCATGAGATTAGAAGATATGGGTATTCAATGGTCTAACTTTCCTATTAAATTAAATTATTAATCTACCTAACCTAAAAGGGATATACATCATGCAACAATCCATATATGACAATGTTACGAATAGAATTATTGAAGAGCTAGAGCGTGGCGCTGCACCCTGGATCAAACCCTGGAACGCTGGTAATTCAGAGGATCAAAACATAGTAAGCCATAAGCCATACCAAGGAATTAATCGCTTAATCTTGGGCATGAGTGGCTATACCTCTCCACTTTGGGGTAGTTTTAAACAATGGCAGCAATTAGGCGGTATGGTTAAAAAAGGTGAAAAGGGTTCGCAGATCGTTTTTTACTCACCCATTAAAAAAGAAGGCGTTAACCCTGAAAATGGGCAAGTAGAGAATAAAAGCTATCATTGCTTAAAAAGCTATTTCGTATTTAATGCAAGCCAGGTAGAGGGTATCGATTTTGTGCAGCCTAAGCCTACAATCGAAGTGTTTAACCCTGTACCCGCTTTAGATGATCGTATTCTAAAGACTGGCGCAACAATCAAGCATGGATTAAGCCAGGCATTTTATAGACCTGGAGAGGATTTTATAGGGATGCCTGATAAAAACACTTTCAAGGGTGAAGCGCATTATTACGCAACTGTATTGCATGAACTCACCCATTGGAGCGGCGCTAAACATCGTTTAGATCGTACTAAGGGAGCTCGTTTTGCTGATGCAGCATACGCCTTTGAGGAATTAGTAGCGGAAATGGGTGCAGCATTTCTATGCCAGGATTACAAAATAGAGGGTGATCTTAGGCACGCTGATTATATTGGTAGCTGGCTAAAATGCTTGCGTGCTGATAATAAAGCAATATTTAACGCTGCAGCGCTAGCACAAAAAGCAGCCAATTACATCAATGAATTAGATGCTATTTCAAACCAGGCAGCAGCATAAAAAGGGGTTAACCATGAAAAAAGACGATTTTCTACTATCAAGTGATTATGACGAAAATGATAACCATTATTACTATATTTATAACTGGAAAACATTAGACATTTTAAAAAAGTTTGACAATTTGCAAGATGCTGAAAACTACTTTAATTCATTACCTGATTAAGTAGTGCTACCTGGTAAGCGCTTAGGAATAGGCGCTTATCGGATTATCACTAGATAATCATAACCTAATTAACCTAATGGGGATTTTATGGATCATACAAAAATACTTAATGCTTACTTAGCCCGTATCACTAGATCGGATTGGGAAAACCTATTTCAAAAAGATCATAAATGCTTAGAGCAGCAATTAAACGGCAATATGACAGGGCAAATTGAAGCGCAAGCGGGTTTTTATGCTGCTGTAGCTAATGCCATAAATAACTTATCTAAGCATGATCTGGAATTGATAGAGCGCACAATTGAGGGAGTTACAGCATGAAAACTTTTGCCGATATTAAAAGAAAACTAATAGAGGGTAACGCCTTAACCATGATTAGGCATGACTGGTATCCACAAGGCAAGCTCATAGGGGTTACCAGGGATATAGTAAAACGCCAGTCTAACGCCGTTCAATTAGAGGGAGGATCATGGCTATACCTTGATAAACCCGCCAGGGAATACTTACCCATAAATGAGCATGAATTCCTGGTGCGCCTGGATGATGATAAATACATGGGTTATAGGATCAATTGACCATGAGCTTACTTACTGAAATGAAAACCCATGGTTTAAGCGATTGTGAATTTAATCGTGGATTGTTTGCTAATCAAAAATACCAGGCATACCAATATTGGGCAGCTAAGCAAGGGATAAAACCCTTGTCATTTAATGCCTGGTTATCAACCAATAAACCAGGAAGATTAGACTAAATGATTACTTATAACGATAGTTTTATCGATAAGGTGATAGCGATACTATCCTGGATAGCTCTATTATCGTTTTTAATGCTGTTTTAAGCGCTTTTCTCACTCATTTAAGGGGTTAGTATATCTAACCCTTTTTTTATGCCTTAAAACCAGTTTAAATCGGTTTTAAAAAAACGCTTGTCATCAAACCATTTCCCATTTTCAATCAAGCTGCTAGACTTTGACCACGACTAGCGATAGCCGTGGTTTTGAACTTCTCAAAAGCACCTGATTGTTCCCTCGGGCGTGTGTGCGCTTTATCGACCTGATTGGCTCTCTTTTTTCGCTACCTCATGCGCCTGGGTCATTCTGGACCTCATCCGTCAAGCCCTGGAGATCGTGAACCCCAACGATACCCCAAGAACCCCATACATAGATGTTACTAGACGATGTATAACTCCGATGTATATACTACCTCTATGTCTATTAGAACTACTATGTCTATTCTACTCATACGACTATGGATAGAAAGAGAATAGGCGTATATATCTCGAAGTATCTATTCTACGAAGTATCTATTCTACGATTTCTATTAGAACTACTATGTCTATTTTTCTTCTATATATATATATATCTATATTTCTATTATATAGAATTCTATGTATGCTTTACACAACATACATGATTAAAAAAATAGTTGCATTAGAAAAAGTAATGGTGTAATCTACGCTTGTAGTACCTAATCAGATAACCTAACTATGAGGACAATATGTATGAAACTATGCACTAGCTGTATGCACTTTCGTGGCGGTGATGAGTGCAGTAAAGATATGCACACCAACCCCGTCAATGGCAAACCAATCTACGGGTTTGCTTACACCAATCGCATGACACCAACACGCTGCGGGCAAGATGCCACCTGGTTTGAAGAAGTAGACCATGCAGCGCTTGATGACCTTTCCACTATTCCATTCGGGAGATAACTATGCCAAGAACCAAAGGTAGCACCAACACAACCACAACCCTACAAAAGCGGATTACAGCGCTTGAAGGATTAGTAGAGCGCCAGGATGAAGCTGTTGAACAAGGGTTAGATGAGATAGCAGATCTACGCAAGCAAGTGGACTTCTATCGTAAGCAAGTTAATCATCTCATCGCACTACTCAATATCATTACAAGAGGTGCATGATGAAAGCATTTCCCACCAACAAAACCTTGATGATGCAAGACGATAACGAAAAGATGTATGTGCAGTCATTTGAGAACCTAGGCATGGATTTACGGGATTACTTTGCAGCCAAAGCGATGCAAGCAATGATTGGCAATTGCGAAGGCAGTAATTTTGATGACTTTGTGATAGCGCAAGAAGCCTATCAGATGGCTGATTTTATGATGACTGAAAGGGAAAGCCATGGCAAACAATCGCAATGACTTTGATCCAGGAGTACGCAATAGCGCCTGGTGGTCTGGTGATTCCCGAATGGCTGCCAATGGTCGGGCTGTGGATGTCATACTCACCAAGCAAGGTAAACGAGAAGCGCCTGACCTATCCGATGTGGAAGCGGTGCAGATGGGTCACATCATGCAACCCGTCATTGGGCGCTTATTTCAAGATAAACATAAGATGGAATTAAAGGAAGCTGACTATGCTCTCACTCACCCCAAACACAATTGGATGCGTTCTCATTTTGATTTCATTAGTGCAGATGGTACTGTGCTTGTTGAAGCTAAAAACTATAATGCTGGAGTTCGTAATAAGTTTGATGCCGATGCTAATCGGATTCCTGATGCTGACCTTGCCCAGCTCATACACGAATCTGCTTGTCATAATATCAATCGTATATTTTTGGCTGTTCTATTTGGTGGAAACGAATTTGTAACGATTGAGTTTGACATCACCGAAGGCATGAAAGATGACTTGGTGCAGCGTATGGCAAAGTTATGGGCGTATTGCAAGACCGATACCCTACCACCCGCAGAAACCATAGAGCAAACCAAACTGGTATATCCAACCAGCACCGATGAAACGATTGTTGCAACGCAAAATGTAGAGGTAGCAGTCGCACAGCTCAAGCAATATAAAGCCAACATCAAGGCGCTAGAGGATCAGAGCGAAGCCCTAGAGGTAGCAATCCGCAACACCATGGGAGATAAGGGTGAGATCGTATCCATCTCAGGAGATACCTTAGTAACCTGGCGCAGTAGCAAGAGCAGTAAGCGCTTCTCAAGTGATCTCTTTAAACAAGCCATGCCTGACATTTACGAGCAGTTTGTGATTGAGCAGCCTGGTAGCCGTAGATTTTTAGTGAAGTAAAGACACCTAATGAAAGGGGATAAGATGAGCAATATTGTGAGTTTTACCGATATGTCGCAGATGGCAGAAGCAATCGCCAAAAGCGGTTTATTCGGAATGAAGGACACCAATAGCGTACTAGCGCTAATGGCAGTAGCACAAGCGGAAGGTATGCACCCCGCCACAGCAGCACGGGATTTTCATATCATTCAAGGCAGACCAGCATTAAAAGCCGATGCGATGCTAGCAAGGTTTCAAAATGCGGGCGGTAAAGTTCAATGGAAGGATTACACAGATGAACAAGTTACAGGCGTATTTAGTCACCCCAACGGTGGAGAGCTTGCCGTTACATGGACAATCGAACAAGCAAGCAAGATCGGGCTGGTCAAACCAGGCTCGGGCTGGCAAAAGTTCCCAAGGGCAATGCTACGATCCAGGTGCATTTCAGAAGGTATACGAAGCGTCTTTCCTGGATCAGTTACAGGGTTCTACAGCCCTGAAGAAGTGGCTGATTTCGAACCCAAAGACATGGGAAAGGCTGTCAACCTCTCAGAGATTAAAAGCGATGAGCTTACCATTGACGAAGATAGCGGGGAAGTAGCACCACCCATGGTCAAGGGTAACTTTGCTGCCCATGTCCATAAACTCCATCTGTATGTGCCAGGTCAAGAAGAACCCTATGCAACCTACTTATCCCTAGAGGATTGGATTGAGGGGTTTTTAGACATCTTTAGTCGTATCCAAAACTCAAGTAAGTATGACGATAAAGAGAAAACCAAGAAGTACAACCAATTGCGTGCTGCCAATGATGCCTTTACAAAGACATTTAGTGGTACGCAAACATCGAAGTTTTTAACCAAAATAGCTGAAATAAGGAGAGATTGATGAGTAATGGACATATCGCCCAGATGGGCAAAGGCGTATTGTTTGGTAACGCTGATAAGAAGCATGAGAAAGCACCCGATTGGAAGGGTACGCTCTTGCTCTCTGAGGACTACAAGGCGGGTCAAACACTCAAGATTGCTGGCTGGACTAAGAACACCCCCAAAGGGCAGTTAATTAGCTTGTCTGAGGATAACTGGAAGCCACAAACTACACAGCAATATCCTAGAGAAGTTAATAAAGATGATGGTGAAGTACCATTCTGATTAAGTTGGACTTGCCCTACCCGCCATCCATTAATAACTATTGGATAGCGAGTGGGCATCGTAGGTTTATTAGTAAGCGTGGGCAGTTATTCCGCCAAGAAGTAATGGTAGCGTGTTTACAAGGGAGAGTACCAAAATTGGGTTCACAGTCGCT